CTTACTGTAAGACTGTGGATTAAAATCGCCAATAGAATTAACGTATGAACCAGGAAAGTGGGAACCATAGGCATGAGTAGTAGCTTTCTCACTATCCTGAACTACATCCTGAGCAAATTTACTTCCAAGTAAATTCGGATCAATGGACATTATGGAAGTAATCGTAGGAATCTCACCATAAAGTTGTTTAATATATTCCGATGTCGTCATACCTTCTTCTAAGGCATTCTCAAGGTTTTCAATTCTCTTGTCGATTAAAGAATGAAAATGATGAATAGATTTCTTACGATCTTCAAAATTTTCTGAGAAATCAAAACCATCATCTTTCCAATCATAATACTTTGGTTTTCCAATAGTTTTCAGATATTCTAATTCTGCTTTGGCAATTTCTTCTATACGTTCTTTTGTCACATCAGATTGAACTCTTGCCTCAGTTGGCAAGTGCTTAAGTGCTCTACTAAAAGCAGACTTTCTTTCCCTTTCAGATACCTTTCTAGAGAGATGTGATTTTTTAATTTTTCTCGCTTTCTTTTCTGTCTCAATAGTGGATATTACTTCTTTGTATTCCTCCGGATCAGTTGCTTTAATATTTTTGATAATAGAATTCTGTATTCTTGTAAACAATCTCTCATTCTCTGGGAACTGCTTATCAAGATAATCACCAGATGCCTTAAGCATTTGGTCCATGTTCCAGTTTAATTCTGCAAGTCTTGGATCATGTTTTGGATATCTTGACTTGGCAAAAATGAGTTCTTCTGGATGATCAGCAAGATACTTGTTAAGTCTAGCAATGGTTTGCATCATCATAAGAATTTCAGAATCTTTTAACTTATGATTCCTCAATAAATCTTTCTTTGTGAGTTTGATTGCAGGACTTTTCTCTACAGGTTTAGGTGCCAGATTAGAATCAGCACTATACCCATCAATCATCTTTGGTGGTGCTTTTGCGGGATACGCTGGTTTTACTTCTTTAGGATCAAACCATTTTGCCGAATCTGTTCCAGCATTTGGATTGAACCATCTAGTCTTAGAATCCCTTTCAACATTAGTATGATCGGGAGACTGCCACCCTTCGGAAAGAACTTTTCCTTCAGGTTCATAAGATTGATATAATCCATAATAATCTTTTAGCGAGGGTCCTCTACTAGAATTCGAGGGACCATCAGCACCTCTCTCGCGATCATCTTTTTGGAATCCTTCTTTTTTCCTTTCTTTCTTGTGTCTAGTGAGTGTGTCGTTTCTATCTTGTATTGCCTTTTCGTGTTCTTCACTACCTTCACCATGCTGATCAATGGCATCTTCAACTGCTTGATCAGCAGCTGCTTTTTCCTTATTTTGTCTATCTCTAGTCTCACTACCCTGCTCATATCCAGACTCATATCCAGTTTCAGTATTTGCAGACTGCATAGCCATTGCATAATCATATAATGATTCAGCAGCCCGTATACTAAGTCCAAACAAGGTTGCAAGTCCCGAAATACCAAGTAGTAATATATCATCAACACCAGGAAGAACTCCTTCTCCTGCCATAGAAGCAAGAAGCAAATGATCAAGTCCTTGTCCACTCAGATTTAAATTTTTGCGGAAATACTCATTCATAAATCCTTCATAATAATCAGGAGCACTTGGATCATCAAGTCTATTCAAAACAAGGGTTCTCGGTTGACCAGGATCTGAAGTGTACTTACTCCTTGCCGAAACACCAGTAGGAACTTCAGCTTGTCTTAAAATAAATCCAGGTTTCTTTGGACTAGCTGTCCAACTTTCAAATGAACCATGATGATGAATAGAGTGCGCGACCCAAACGTTCACATAAGAAGTATATTGCCTATGAGCAAAATTTTGGTTTTCAAGTCCAAACCTATTTAAAAGTTCTAGGTGTGCATTCCAATAACTTACCTGTCGTTCATAATTTTCTCTTTGTGGCGAACCTTCAGGATAATATAGACCAGTTTGATTTGGTCCAGTATAACCACCAGTAAGACTTCCGCCTAATACCGATTGAAATACATTATTTTCATCAATATAACCTATGGCAGTTCCGTAATAAAAACTACCATAAACAAGTCCAGACGCTCCAGCAGGTGTTTTATCTGGAGCATATGTTAAAGGTCTGTTTGTTTCCCCATCTAACTCATTGGGGTTTAACAAATATGCATTACTATTCCAACCAGTGCTCCAAGTAGAAGAATCACTTTCATCTCCACCATAAGTCGGTTGAGCAGAAAAACTTTCTCTTGCTGCAGTATCAGTTAATCCATTAGCATCCGGAACAAAACTAATAGTTGGTTCTTGAAATGGTTGAGTTTCAGTGGCAGGAAGAACTGTGGAAGTTGTCATTCTCTCCGACAACATTCCAGTTTTCTTCAACTCATCATTAAGACGTGAAATATTACTGTCACATGACCTTGACTCAATGTGATTTAATGCTTTTCTGAAAAGTCTTCTGCCCATTAAAAAAGGAGGTCTATTACCTCCTTATATTTATTCTGCTTCCTCAGTCTTCTTTTTCTTGGAACCAATATTATACTTGGTTTCCAATACCCAGTCTTGCTTATCTTTGTATGCCAGAACTTTGATTTGATTGAGAGGAGCAATGTCCTGAATCCTATCAGCGTCTACAATTCCAACCAGACCCCAGTCTACCAGGAGTTGTGCAATACGATTACGACGCTGCACATCATTTACAGTCAGATTTGCGTGCTTACCATCCAGTGCAAACAGTTCCTTGAAATGCACCAGGTAGTAACGACCCTGCTTATGGAGGATGTGACAAGATTGGTAAATTTTCTTCTCTTTCCTAGAAGCAACACCAATACGTGTCAACGTCTCACGAACCTTCAAGAAGTCATCTGGCTCATTCAATGTCACTTCAACCATTTGTTCAGGAGACCACGATACTTCGGGCTCTTTAACGACGCTCATTTTTTCCTCCAGTCTCAAATTTAGATCTTATAAAATTAAGTTGTTCTTTATTTAGAATCTTTAAAGCTTGTAAAGCCTTTTCATTGCTGTAACCATAATAACGTTTGACGATTTCTAGATCGTCAACCTTATCTTTTCGGAGCCAGGGAGAGAACCTCTTCTTTTTCCTCAGACTATTTAGATAGAAATCATATTGCATCTTTTTAGGTAAGAATGCATAGCGATTCATCTCATTCGCAAACATTACAGCATCAAGATGTCCGGAGAAACATCTATTAATAATGTATGGAGGATATTCTTTTTCCAGTAGAGAATCTTCATCAATCAGATTCTTCTTGGTCTGATTGATACTATTCAACCAATCTTTCAATTCAGGCATTCTTTTCGTCCATAGTCTTATTACGAATGACGATGCAATTGTTCTTGTAATCAGGACTGAACTCAAGAATATCCATCGCGTCCCAGCACAACTCTTCATACAAAGAGTTTAGTGTTGCCATATCTTCCCACAAATCGTTAGGTTGATCATTCATAATACATTTGCCTCAATTTCATAATTAAAAAGTAAAAGTTCCTTACGTTCTTTTTGCTCTCGCATATATTCACCAACAGAACGCATGGTGTAAGTTAAATCAAACTCTCCCGTCTTATATTCTTTGAACCTATCTTTGATAAGTTGAGAAGAGTTATAAGATATAAGTTGAGGAGAAATGAATCGATCGCAGATAGTGGCGAAACCATCGTGATCGAATCCCTTGTGCATAGATCCTTTCTTACCATAAAGATTAGATCCAATCTCATATGGAGGATCAAGATAAAGGAAAGTCTCTTTATCATCACTGAGAAGTTCTTGATACCGAAGATTGGTAATCTTCCAGTTCTTAATAATCTCAGAGTAACCTGTTAGTTTCTCAATTCCTCGCATTGAGAAGTTTGAGTCAGATGCTTGGGCAGAAAAGGATGAGGACTCAGTGAGACCAGAAAAAGAGCACTTGTTAATAACGTAGAAAGCACAAGCGCGATATAGAGGGGATACGGAATCATCATTTACAAGTTCCTTTGCTTCAAGAAATAGACCCTTTGCAGATCCACGATCAGGATATCTAGACTTCAGTTCTTGAAGTCTTTTGTAGAGAGCATACCCATCATC